CTCTTCAACGCGAACGGGCGTCAAAAGACCCAAGAAGAAAAAACCGAAGATGCTGAAAAGTCCTCAGAAGAACCAAGTCCAGAGGCCGAAGAACAAGAAGTATCAAACATTCTTGTCAAAGCTGGACTAGATACTGAGGAGATTGGTCAAAAGATTATTGATCAAGGAGACCTATCTTCTGAAGACTATGAGGCCCTAAAGAAAGTCGGCATCCCAGAGGAGCTAATTAAGTCCTATGTTCAATCGTATCGTTATCAGTTCGAAGCAGAACGTAAAGCTGCTTTGGAGTACCTTGGTGGCGAAGAGCAGTGGGCTCAGACTATGCAATGGGCTCAAGAAAACCTGTCTGAAACAGAAGTTTCCGACTTTAACAATTTGCTTTCTACGTCTTCGTGGCGTTTGGCAGCGGATGGTCTAAGGGCCAGGATGTCAGAAGCCACAGGCACACGACCAGCCACGCGAGAGCCTAACCTAGTAAAAGGCACTCCTGCTGCAATCTCTGGTTCTTCAGGATACCGAAGCAAGGCTGAGATGAAAGCAGACATGGCTTCTAAAGAATACACCACGTCACCACGGTTCCGACAGCAGGTTGCACAAAAAATCCAATCAGCTACCTGGGACTTGGATAACTAAACTATCATTCTTCTGCCCTAACGACTATCTGAGACCCCGATACGTCGGACAATCCCACGAAGTTAACAGAGCAACCCAACCCACTTTTACCTTCAATCTCATTAGGAGAAAATAAATGGCATTAGGTGATGCTTCCTCTCCAGTTCGCTTTGGTAAGGGTGCTTCGTCTCCAGTTGACAATCGGGAATTGTTCCTCAGTGTCTTTGGTGGCGAAGTGCTTACGGCCTTCGACAGCGCAACTGTTACTCTCGACAAGCACTTCATTAAGAACCTTTCTGGTGGTGCTAAATCCTATCGTTTCCCGAAGACTTGGAAGGCGTCGGCTGAATACCACACGCCTGGTTCTGAGTTGCTGGGCAATGATCTCTCGACCAGCGAACAGGTCATCACGGTTGACGACATCCTTGTATCGCACTACGCGATCTCTGATATCGACCGTATCCTGTCCCACTTTGACATGCGTTCCATCGTCTCTAACGAGATGGGCCGAGCGCTTGCTAAGGTGTTCGATCAGAACGTGTTCCGTCAGCTGATCTTGGCATCCCGTACCGCAGCAGCTTCGCCGTTCCCCGGTGGTACTGCTATTACGGACGCCAACTTGGCTAACGACGCAACGCCGTCTGGTATCGCTTGGATTGACGCTATCCGCGAAGCGAACATTGCGTTGTTCAACCAGGATGTTCCAGAGGATATGCAGCGGTACTGTGCTGTTCCTGTGGAAATCTTCGATGCCATCAAGTATGCGACCGATTCCAATGGTCAATACTTGGTTCTGAACCGTGACTTCCAAGCAGACACCGCAGGCGGTATTGATGCCCGTGCTGAGACGATCAAGATCGACGGTGTGGTGGTGGTTAAAAGCCGCAACATGCCGACGACTGATGAATCGTCTGCTGCTGGTGTGTTCAGCAAATACCGTGCTGACTACTCCACGACGGTTGGTGTCATGTGGTGCCCACAGGCTATTGCTACTTGCAAGCTTATGGACATCAGCCTTGAGACCGAACGTGACGTTCGTCGTCTTGAAGACTTCTTGGTCTCCAAGCTCTTCGTTGGTCATGGTGTTCTGCGTCCAGAAATGGCCGTAGAGTTCAAGTCCGCTTAATCTGATTGAGGGGCTGCTTGTAGAAATACAGGTGGCCCCTCAGTTTTTCAGGAGGTACTATGGGTCTAAGCAAGATCGAAGCTGTTAACATTGTCCTAGAGTCTATCGGTGAAGCACCCGTTTCGTCTCTTACCTCTGGCCTTCCTGATGCTGAAGCAGCTGAAAGCAAACTCGATGAAGTTAACAAGGCCGTCCAAGCGCGTGGGTGGCACCAGAACATCGATTACAATTTGAAACTAATGCCTAATAGCAACAATCTTATTTATATTCCGTCAAACTATTTGCGCGTTGATACGACACAAGAACACCAATCTATCAACGTCACTGTTCGTAACTACAATAACCGTTTGGCGCTTTACGATATTAAAAAGCAGACCTACGAATTTACACAGAACTTGAATGTAGACGTTGTGTACCTTCTAGAGTTCGAAGATCTGAGCTTAGAACTAAGCACATACATTGCGTACCTTGCAGCTCGTAAGTTCCAAGAGTCCCAAATGCAATCTGTGGCCCTAGATAACTTCACACGCCGTGGTGAACTTGAGGCTTACGCCGCCTTGTTGGACGCTGAGTCTGAGACAGACGACGCCAACATCCTGACGGACAGTGCTTACGTTTCATATGCAACCTACCGACATCACGGTCTATACGGGCGGTAGAATGGGAACTCTTATAGAGCAGTCGCTTAAGACGTTATACCAAGGCGTAAGCCGTCAGCCTGACTCTCTAAGGCTCACTGGGCAAGTACAAGAAGCAACCAATGTTCTTACGTCTGTAATCAGCGGTGGCCTAGAAAGTCGTCCGTCTTCGCGTCACATCAATAACAACACATTCGCTTATACAGCTGATAAACCTTGGTGTTACTCTTACGTTAGAGACGCAGTAGAACAGTATATTATTGTCGTTAAAAACGGTGATCTAAAGGTCTATAACCTAGCTGGTACAGAGCAGACTGTCACGTTCCCTAACGGCAAATCATACCTAGCTAATACCAACCCAGCAGAAGGTTTTTCTGCAACTACGATTGGCGACATAACGCTTATTGCTAACAAAGACTTTACAGTCAACATGGCTGAAACGACATACACAAACGGTGATAATCCTTCAGCCCTTGTTACGTCACGCACAACGACCACAGGAACTAACGCACTTATCATCGATAATCTGAACGACACAGCGACTGATGGTATTGAAGTGTGGTCTAAGAACGGCGCATTAGATGGGTCTTCAGTTGCAGACGACATTATCACACACGCGGATTTTACAGGGTTCACATCAGGCTACCAAAACTTCACAGTCACACAAAAACCAAACGACCGGGATCTTACGGTTCTTGTAGAAAACACAGACGGCCATGAGTTCACGATTGCGGACAACGGGTCTGATGCCACATATGGCGTAAAGGCCTTAAGGCAGCTTGTAGATATTCCGGGCGACTCTCATGCACACAACATCAGTGCAGCAACACAAGCGAACCCTGTTGTCATAACGACAACTGACGACCACCATTTCAAATCGTACCAAAAGGTCAGCGTCGACAACGTTGAGGGCATGACTGAACTAAACGGTAATCAGTATTTCATCAGCAAGCTTTCAGAAACGACGTTCGCTCTGTATAGCGATTATGATCTATCGACCTCTGTCGATGGCACAGGGTTCTCAGCGTACACAAGCGGTGGTGAGACAATCACAACGCACGTCTACGCAGACGTAAGAACATCACGCTCTCTGCTGCCTAACTGGGCTCCTGAAGGTTACTATGTGTATCTATCAGCTACTGATACGACTGATGGCTATTGGGTTAAGTTCAAAACAGCAGAAGACGCTTGGATCGAAGCGGCCAATCCGTATCAGAACAACGCCTTTGACCTGACGACGATGCCTCACTTCTTGACACGAACGGCTGACGGAACATTTACGTTTGGTCATGGGACTTACGATGCTCGTGGTGCCGGTGATACACAGACGACACCTAACCCAGACTTTGTGGGACGTAAGATCAAACAGATCACAACGCACCGCAACCGTCTTGCGATTATCTCAGGCGAAACGGTGTTCTTCTCACGCTCCCGGTTGTTCTTTAACTTCTGGCCAGAGTTCAGCACCCAGGTTCTAGACAGCGATCCGTTTGGCCTACAGGCCTCTAGTGACGATGTTAACGAATTGGTCCATGCGTTCCCCTTCAGGCGCTCATTGTTCTTAAGCTCCGACAGATCACAGTTTGAGGTGTCTTCAGATCAACAGGCGTTTACGTCACAGAACGCAGTTATCGATACAGCTACGGCGTACATCACAGAGCCCAAGTGTGATCCTGTGGCCCTTGGGAACCGTATGTACTTTGCGGCCAAGAGTGGTCGAGACGCTCTGGTGTTCGAGTATCAGTACAACGATGCGTCTCTATCGACCACAGCTGAAGACATTACGATCCACGCCCTTGGGTACATACCGGCACCTATCGTTCACATCGCAGCTGATAGTGCCAATGAGATGATGTTCTGCATATCAGACTCAGAACGAAACTCTCTGTACATCTACAAGACCTATACGGAACAAGACCAAAAGGCCCAAAGCGCATGGTCCAAATGGGACTTCGGCACAGGGACGTACATCCACTGGGTCGGTGTTCTTCTAGGTGACTTGTACATGTACGTCACCAGAGGCACTGAGACGTTCATTGAGAAAATAGAACTGCGGTACGAACTGTCTGACGACAAGCACCCGTACCAGATCTGTCTAGACCAGACGTTCAATTCCCAAGGATCTTACAGTGTCTCAACAGGCCTAACGACCTGGACGACGCCCTATCTGCATAACAACAAAGCAGCTGTTGTCTTATCCAGCGACTTCCCAACAGGACAGGTGGGTGAGCGGCTTGCTGTGTCGTACCCAACAACAACTACCATAACTGCTGTAGGTGATCATTCAGCAGCCGACGCTATCCTGGGCGTTCCCTTCACCCAAGAAGTCCAACTGTCCAAGCTGTTTGTTCGAGCAGACGCTGCTGGTAAGATGACTGTTCAGACAGGACGGTTCCAGCTTAAGCGCCTTCAGTTTAACTATCAGGACACAGGGTTCTTTAAGATCGAAGTGACACCTGAGTCACGTTCACAGCAGACGTTTACCTTTAACGGTACGCTGATTGGTACAGCACTGGTAGGCGGTATAGGCATTGAGTCCCTTGGGTCTTTCAAGGTTCCTGTCAGGACTAACGCCAACACGGTGACTATTAAAATCAAAAACGATTCAGAGAAACCCATGATCATTACGTCTATTGATTACACCGGGTTCTTCAATGAACTGACGAGGCAGGAGTAGGGGTTATGGGTGATCCAGTAACAGCAGGGCTGATGGTAGCTGCTTCTTTAGCGTCTACAGCCATGACAACGGTGTCAGCAAACGCGCAGGCCGATGCAGAGTTTAAAGCAGCAGAGGCACAGCGTAAGGCTGAAGAACAAGAAGCCCTACGCCTGCTTGCACAAGAGCAACAGGAAAGCCTTGAGCAACAGTCGGATGTTGTACGAGCCGCCCAAAAAGAACTAGGTGAACTACAAGCTTCAGAAACTATGCTTACTGAGTCTTCTTTAGGTAGCATTTTGTTTTCTGGCGAATACGGAACACAAGTAGGCCTTGGTCGTATTGCGGAAAAAGAGGCAAGAGATGTTGCACTAAGAGAATCACAACAGATGGGAGCCATCAACGAGCAAAGAAACAGAGGAAAAAGAGCTGCTGGATTGGCAAGCTCACAGATTTCTACTGCTGTTGCAGGCACTATATCAACAATAGCGACCGCTGGTAGCAAACTTGGTGGCGCTGCTACTGTACCTAATCTTGGAACAGGCGTTGGATCAGCCGGTGGATCTAGGGGATAAAAAATATGGCAAAACAAAGTAGATCGACTGTTTCTATTCGTGACCTTACAGCTGGATCTAACGTAGGAATCCCCGCTCCTCAAGCACTTGTGACACCAAAAGAAATAGCTGATCCTAATGCGGGAATGATGTCAGCAGGACTAGCTGCGTTATTTGACTTTGGCTCTAAGTTTGCTGAAAAAGAGCTTGATAAAAGTCTTGAAAAGAGAGCTAAAGCCGCTGCTGCTCAAGGCGTTAAAGATGCCCAACTAGACGCAGCTAGGGGTGTAACGTCAGTATCAAAAGAGATCTCCGAAAAACATTCAGGGCCTTATGGAACATCGTATGCAAGTTCTTTAGGATACCAAACGGCTGCTAGAGCTGAAACACAGTTTGCTTCTGATGCTATCATTAATCAAGTAAGACCAGCTGATTACGGAAAATATCGTCAAGATTGGTTTAATGAAAACTTTGGAAATGGCACTGGAAATCCGTTTCATGACAACGCTTTTGTTGATCAGTGGTCTAAAAACACTGTAGACCTGAACCACAAAAACATGGTTGCAGCCAGTAAAAACGCTGTTATCAGGGCTAGAGAAGTTGTCAATACTTCAGTAAACGCACAAATAGCTAGCTCAGACCATGTGCCTAATGCTACTCAGTTTGAGTCTCAGATGCTGCAAATTCGTGCTGCGTACCCGAACGAAACTCTGGGCCAAAACTCAGCACGTCTAATGTCCATGTATGCCGATAAAGCTTCTGAAACAATAGAAGGAACTAAGAAATTCTATTCGCTTCTCAGGGCTCCTTTGTTCCAAGATCCTCAGTATGAGGCAGAGGTTGGCGCTCCTAGAGTATCGTTTGAAAACCTTTTTCCAAAAGAGTCTAAAGCATTAGAACAACAAACCCTTAAGGCGTTCAAAAACTTTAAGACAATGAGAGGTGAGCAGGCTGTAACATCTTTAGCTTCACAGGCAGTAACAGTTGGAACAGCCATTAAGAACATTAATGACGTGGCGTCGTTCTTTGATGCTCGAACAATGATACAAGATCTTCAAGTGCAACGAATGATGTTAGAAAAGACGCCAGGAACTGGTGGGGCGGTCGCTGCTCTTGATACTAAGATTGCTAAAGCACAAGCTGATTTTAATATCGTTTATAGTAGCTTTAAATCCGCTGAAGGCATTACTATTTCTTCAAAAGGATCACCTAGATACAACCAAGCATTAGACGCCTGGGATGGCTTTACGAAAGAGCAAAGAGAAAAAGCGGCAGAGATTATGACAAACGGTGCTAACCTTGGCGTACTAGATGACGCCCGCATCTTCCATAATCAGTTGTCAGCTCTTAAGAGCACAAACGTCCCTGTTCCAGAAGCGTTTGGTAAACACCTGACAAACGAATGGCTGTCTGGTGACCAAAACAAAATGTCTGGGGTCTTGTCGATCTTTCAGCAAGTAGATCCAGACGGTTCTTATGCCGAAGAGGTTTTCAAAAAGGACCAAATGAACGGCGCTTTGCTACAATCTGCCAGAGTTAACGGTGTTGCAAAAACTATGTCTTTGATGGCCGACGAGAACTACAAAGCGGAAGTTGAGCAAGCTTATAAGTTTATGACTGGCACTGGCAAAAATACACTTGGACGTACACTAACGGAAGGGCTTGTTAGTGACAAAGACGATCTAAACACCGCAGAAACAAACTTCAGAAAAGACCTTGGTCAAGCGTTAGACCAAAAGCTGACAGTTTTCGGAAGCGGGCTGCGTCCAAACGCGGCGTTGATGAAAGAAGTTGAAAGGATGATTCCGTCTGAAATAGCCTTGTTAAAATTAAGTAGTGAAGGCTACTCACAAGAGAATCTTGTAGACGCGCTTGTTTCTAGGTTGGCACAGCGTACAGCTCCGTATCAAAACTCTGTAGGTCTTATGCCAGAACCACAAGACCGTGTTTATGTGGGGGACAAACCACCCGGCGCTCTTGGCACTCAGATGCCAGCAGGCATTGTCAGGGAGGGCCTTGCCTTTAGCGGTATGTACTTTGGGGGCAGTGTACCAGTAGCTTGGGACGGAGATCCTCAGAACACTTTTGAAAACGCCCAAAACAGCGTGGTCGACTTAGGAAACAGGATCTCTGGTAATGAAGGTTTTGTTGATAGTTCAAAGCTGTTCGTCACTTTAGGTGGCGGCGTAAACAGCGGTTATGGCGTGGTGAGACAAGAAAACGGAGCAGAAGTCGTACTGCAAGTAAAACAAAAGTTTAAAACAGTACCTAGAAGTTCCCCCTATTTAAGCTTTGTCCCCGGCGCTGATCAACTTGCTAATATGCTAGACGGTGAAGCTGTTGACGCACAAGAGTTTTCAATAACTGGAGAATATGACGTAGACAATAGTAACGTCAAAAAACACTTTGGTGAAGAGTTTCAAATAGTTCCGGCAGGCCAGGGCGCATATTTTTTACGAGTGTTGCCACACGCTGTAGGCGTTCCTGATAGTGAAAACAGATATGTTCCATCAGCTTCTTTACTTGAAGCACGTTTGGCTGCACAGGATATGGAAGAAAGAAAAAAACAAAAGATTGAGCGCATGGGCAAAACCCCATTTGAACTCAACGTAGAAGATGCTTTAAAAGGAGCGCCTTCTTCCTCAACAGTGATGAACACTCTGAACAGTGAAAGGACACCGTAATGGCACAAGATGGTCCTGAAAACAAAAGCAACACTCCAAGCCTTTATGAACAGTTTTCAGAATTTTTGAATCCTGAAGTTCAGAAAATGATGTTAAACGCTGTGTCTGGTGAGACTTATTTCGAGCTGTTCCAAAAAGCTGCAAACAGTGTTCTTAAGCGTCTTAATCTTTTGACACCCACCGCTGGACTAACAAGCGATGAAAACCAAATAGATCCTATCAAAATCATAGCGGCAAACGGTTCTAAGGATTCTTCTGTTATGAATCAGATCGAGGCCAATGTACAAGAGACAAACGCGTTCAACAAATATCTACAAACTAAACCACCTACTGATCCTGAAAATCGTGAGGAACACTTAAGAACCCAGCACCTAGCAATTCTTGAGGCCAACAAAATGTTCGACGCCCTCCTTCAAGAAAACGATTTTAAATTAGATACCTTAAGCATCAACGAACGATCTGCGTTCACCAGTCACATGTTGAGCAAACCAGAAGATCAACGTGCTACGTTGGCTAAGCTGCTTGTAAACAGGGATCTAAAGACGCTTGAGGGCCTTAATCCAATAGACGCTATCCTTGCGGGCTTTGATCGAGAGACCCAGCTGGAAGATCTGGAAGTGCCTGCGAATATAGCAGCAGGCGTTGATGGTGTTGGGGACGGCGCGCCGTTTGCTCCTGTCTTTATACAAGCAATAGACAAGGTAGAATCGGGAACAGGTGGGTATAACACGCTATACGATAATGCTGATTCTACAGAGTTCTCTGACGTAAAAGTAAGTGAAATGACGTTAGACGAGCTGGTTACTTTTTCTAGGCCGTCTAACGATTACGGAAGATGGGTAAAGCCACGACTTCCTGAAGACAGTTATGCTCGTAAAAAAGGTTATACCTCAACGCCTATGGGGAGATATCAAATTGTAGGAACCACGTTGAAAACAACCATGAAACAAATGGGGCTAGACGGATCTGAGGTGTTCACACCTGAGCTACAAGACAGAATGGCTATGCATATTGGTAAAAAAGCACTAGGAAACAAGACAGGTAAAGCAGCTATTTCGGCTCTTAAAAATACATGGGAAGGTTTTAAAAAAGTATCAGATGAAGACCTTCTCAAAATTGTTGAAGAACTTAGGAACAGTTAGGATCTAACATGGGTGGTTTACCTTTAGAACTAATAACCATGCTGGGCTCAAGCCTGATGTCTGGCGTCATGACCCTATGGGGCCAAAGTGCTAAAGCTAAACAAGAAGCCTTCCAACGCTCCATCGATGGACTTGCAGCAAAGACCAAAGCTACAGACGTAGCGCGCCGCTATGAGAACAAAGGGTTCCAAGTCACACGTCGTATCATCGCCCTGTCAGCTGTAGGCGCTGTGATCGTATGGCCCAAGGTCGTTCCGGTCTTTTGGCCTGAGATCCCTGTGACCGTAGGGTACACAGAGTGGCACCCTGGCTTCTTGTTCTTCTCAGGACAAGAGGAAACAGTGTGGCGCGCAATGAGCGGATTGATCCTAACGCCACTAGATACTCATCTCCTTAGTGCCATCATTGGTATGTACTTTGGAGCCTCAATGGTTAAGAACGCGAGGTAGTATGCCTAGAGTCTCTAAAGCTAAAATGGCTTGCAACAAGCCTAAGCGTACCCCATCTCATAAAACTAAGTCTCATGTTGTCAAAGCATGTTCCGGTGGCAAAGAGAAAGTCATTCGTTTTGGTCAGCAGGGTGTCAAAGGATCTCCCGCTGGTTCCAAAAGGAACAAGTCGTTCAAAGCCCGCCACGCTAAGAACATCAAAAAAGGCAAGATGTCCGCCGCCTACTGGGCCAACAAAGTGAAATGGTAATCTCATGAAAAAACCTGGGCTCTATGCAAACATCCACGCAAAGCGTAAGCGCATTGCCGCTGGATCTAAAGAGACTATGCGTAAGGCGGGAGCTAAAGGCGCTCCTACAGCCAAGGACTTTAAGAAGTCTGCTAAAACAGCTAAAAGGAAGTACAAGTAGAAATGGCTGAAGACACTCCTTTTGGACCTACGGTAACCCCAGAACAACAGTTCACGTCGCAGTTCCTTAAGGATCAGTTTGATAGCTTTAACGAACCGCTGTCTAATACTCCTACGACAATGGAAACAGCCGGTGCCATATGGCGACAAGAGACAGTCATTGGTAGCCTGTTTGATATTGGTGTTCGCCAAGAGAAATCTAGTGGCAGCTATTTCTTCGACAAAAACTTCAATCCTCTAGCGTTTGCAAAAGAAAACGAAGAATCTTATAGAGACGTTTTGCCATTCATCTACAGCGGAGAGTTTAATGATGTGTGGTCTCCAGAACAGTTTGAAGCACGAGCTGAAAGGTATCGTAAAGAACTAGAAGACCGACGCATCATGCAAGAAGGAACAACCGCAGGCATGGTTGTTGGCATGGGCCTATCATTATTAGATCTTACGACCTTAGTTCCCGTCTTTGGCCTTGGGTCTAAAGTTACCGCAGCTGGTAGAGCTGTACGACTAGGGGCTTATGGTGCTGGTGTAACTGCTGGTCAAGAGGCGGTACTACACAGCCTCAGAGACCAACGGACCATGATGGAGTCCGTATACGGCATAGCAGCTGGTGGTCTCTTTGGTGGCACTCTGGGCGCTATGTCTGGTGTCCTTAGTAAACAACACGTTCTACACCCAGAGAACCCTAATAATCCGCTCAGAGACGACGCTCCTCCTGATGTTGTCGTAGCGCGTCCTGGAGACGCTGATGGAGACGCTGTATCGATAAGGCAGGTCAGACAGCCTGATGGTACTTTTAAGACAGAGTATTACAAGCTGTCAGACGATCCTCAGAACACAGCGTTTTCCTTTGTAGACGACAACGGCAACACTATTGTCATCGACCGTAACGCTCCTATTAGCCAGTTTGAAAACGGTCTTCCTACAGGAACTCAAAGATCTACTGGTCGCGTTGGTCCTGATGAAGCTGTTGATCCAAACGCAGGCCCAAGCACAGCTGGTGCTGCTCAGGTTAAAGCTGGAGAGGCACCTAAAGTTCTAAACATAGGACGTGCTGGTCGAGCGTTAGCTAAAGCTATTCCAAAGCTTCGTATGCTTATGTCTCCCGTTAGCGGAGTACGAGCCACAATGCAAAAACTATCAGACACAGGGGGCGTTATCCTTGAGTCTATGGGTACTGGTGGTTCCCCAGGAAGAACAGCGACTGACATAAAAGCAGCCCTTGAGCTTAGTCACACAGAGTTTGCAATAGGCGTTAAGCAAAAAGCTGGTGACCTGATTGCCAAGATAGGCGGTCCTTCGACCCAAGCTGGACGTACGCTTCAGGAAGCAAAGACCGACGCTCTAAGGTTTGCGGAAGACGCGCGAAAAGTCGTCACAGGCGAACAGCGCCAGAAGATATACATCAAAGACGAGGGGCACTTAGAAGAAGAAGAGATCTCTGCGTTAGTTCGCATGACAGCAATGCGATACGACGATGCTAACCCTATCTCAAAGCTGAATGTAGATAAGCTTAAGGCACGGTTTGGTGTCGATAACACTAAGACCATCTTGGCTGCGGCAAAAGACATGGCTGATGATGTACACGCCCAGAACAAAAAGATGGAACAGTTCCTACGTGACACGCTTGAGGTTCCTGAAGAGCAGCTATTAGGCAAAGACTATGTCATGGCTCACATCTATCTTAGGGACGCTGTGGCTGCTGATCGTGCGGGCTTTGAGGAGATACTGCTTCGTAAGTTTCTGGATGAGCCAACGGAAGATTTTCTAAACGACATTGACGGCTTTGGTGGAGCTGTCACGCCCGACGAGTTTGCAGCTCTAGGCAAACAAGACATCACCATCAATGGCATCGATTACACCACCAAGTCAGGACTAGCAGCAAAGCTTGATATTCGTGAGTCTTGGTCTGGAGACGTGTACGAGCGCGCTCTTCTAGAAGCTGAGATCAATCAGGATATCGCTCTTCAGGTCGCTAATGACTCGAAGAGGGAAGCTGTTCTAGCTGCTCGTGACGCTAGGAAAACAGACACCGAGATTAAAAACGGGTCTATCGATGAAGCTGTGGCTATTCTGAAAAACCGTCAGAACGATCAGATAACCAAAAAGACCGAGCTTAAAAACGCTAGAGACAAAAAGACAAAGCTTGATACGGAGATCAAAAGCCTAGAGGAAGAACAAAAAATCCGAATGGGTATCTTCCACGAAACAGGTAAATATAAAAAACGCGCGCAGTCTCAAGTGTCACAAGCAGAAGGTCTTCTTAAAGAGCTTGAAGACATGGGTGATCAGGCATTGGCTCAAGACGTATCAGCTGCTCGTAACCTGTTGACTGAGGCAGACCTCAGACTTGCAGATCCAGATCAGATTCTTGAAGAAGCTGTTAAAGCGTCTGCATCTAAAAAGGTTTACGGAAGAGTTCTTGATACACTAAGAGAGCGACGGCGGCTAATAGATAAAGAAATAACAAAGAACCAAACTGAGCTTGCCAACTTAAACAAAAAAGCTGGCGACCTGCAACAAGCGGTAGACAACGCTCAGAGCGCTTTAGAAAACCTCAAGGCCAAACGCAAAGCCTTGACCGCACGTCGTGCAGAGACAACGCGCCAAGCTGGTAAAGACAAGACCGCTGCGAAGAAGGCCAAAAAGATCTTACGGGCCAAAGGTAAAGACGCCCCTGTCCACGAGTACGTTAAGCGCCTTGTGTCCGACATTGCGTCAGGCAATCGTCTCCCAGGGTCTATTGACGCCGTAGAGTCCTCCATGAGCAACCGCTTGAAGAAACGTCAGATCACATGGACCAACGACGAGTTGGACGAGTTGTTCGATAGAGGCTTTATGAGCGACGACTTGTTTGGAACAATGGATGTGGCCAACAGAGAGCTGTCGTCACTGATAGGCCTTAAGCAGACTTTTGGAACCACAGATACCATTAAGATCGTAGACGACGCTGTTGAGGCTGTGAACGAAAAGATGAGAGACCCTAACATCAGTGATCGATACAGGCGTCAGTTGAAGACACACGCTGATGACGTTAGAGAATCTATGACTGGTATGTTGGACGAGTACATGGGCCGTGCGGGTCCAAAGCCCACAGACAACAACTTGGTAAACACGTTGGCTTGGTCTGCTGATAAACTTAGGAAGTGGGCATACTCTGTCTATGGTCCTGGGTTTATGGTTGGGTCTTTAACTGACCTTGCCCAGAAAGCTTTGGTCAACGGGTTCCACGCTGACAGCGCTTTATTGATGCGTAATGTTGCGGACACGTTCAGAGGCTTGCCTAAGTCTGAGCTAAAAACCATTGTGGCCCACTTAGAAAACATGATGCAGAACAACAGAGCGCTTGCTTTGGCTAACATTGAACAAGAGCGTCTGCCGGGTGCTTTAGGACAACAAGGAAGCCGCACCTACGCCGCTACTAATCTAGTGTCACGAGCGGCTAACAGTCTTTCAAACAGTGTGTCCATCTGGTCTGGTATGCAGTGGTGGAACACACGCGGCAAGATCACAGCGCTAAACGCCATGCAACACCATCTGGTCAAAGACATAGGTGACTACGAGGCTGTATTGGCAAAGGCTACTGCCGGAGACACGAAGGCACAAAAGCTGGTTGCCAAGTACGCAAGTTTTAACTTAGACCGTGAGAACATGGCTCTCATCAAGAAGATGATAGACAAGTACCCACCCGTAAACAACAAGGGTGTGTTCGAACTAGACTGGCATCGTTGGCACCAATCGGGACCAGAAGGCGATGAGGCCGTAAAGAACCTTAAAGCCGCTATGATGCG